GCCCCGTGTTATCCGGCGAAGTCGATTGAGGACAGGCGGTGCGGGTAGGATTCCTGGCAGTCAGTCTGCTTTGTTTGCTTCGTTGTGTAAGCGGAATACTAATATACCTGATAATAGAGGGCAGGTGAAATTGAACGAGGTAGCTGAGGCTATGGTTGATAAGATGATTGAGGTGTCCTATGTGGATGGATGGCAGAATATTTTGGCGCGTGAGTTGACCGGTGGTTTGTGGCAGTCTAGTGAGGTAGACATTGCAGAGTATGTTCCGAAGGTTGAGACTTCGAAGATGGCAAAGTTGATGAACAGTTTCTTTGATGCAAGTGATGAGGACTTGTCGAAGTGGCTGATGATGGTGAAGTCGGTGGCGAAGCCACCTGTGGATGCTGCCGCGCATGCGAAGGTGCAGTTGCCGCAAACCATCTTGTATAGCGAGCAGTCGCCTGTGACGGCGAAGTATTCCGCTATGCATACTCGTTTGTATGAGGTTGTTAGGTCGATGTTGAGGCCGAATATCTCATTTAATAATAGGGATTCGCCGGCCGATCATGAGGTTTGGTTTAATAGTTGTCAGGGCTTGCGTGATAGCTGTGAGGAAGTAATTGGTGTTGAGGGAGATATAACTTGTTATGACAGAAGTCAGGAACATATGATGTTGCTGTTTGAGTTGACGTGGTACCGGCGTCACGGCTTAAGTAGGGATACGCTGCATTTATGGGAGCAGACTCATGGTGTGAAGCGGGCTTTGTCGATGATGTATGGAGTTGTGATGTACATTGTACTTCAGGGTGTTTCGGGGATTTTCAAGACATTGTTTCGTAATGGATTGATGTGTTGGGGTGCTGTGATATATGCGTTGGACTTGAGACGTGAGGATATAATATCGTTGGATATTGTTGGCGATGATTTTCTTGCGGAGTTGAGCCGCCGTGTTTGTTTGGAGAGAGCTTTGGATGTTTACACGTTGACGTGTAATTTCACTGTGAAGTTGGGGCGCCCAGAAGTGCTGGGTATTTGCAGTAGGGAATGGATATATGTTAGAGGTTGGTGGTATTTTGTGGTAAATCCGGTTAAGCGGATTGAAAGTGTGTCGAGGGCTTTGGTTGTCAATGCCCCTATGGATCAATTGGAGGAGAAGTGGCGTTCTCTTGTGGATGATTTGAGGCATTATGATGATGCCTTGGTGATGGAGGTATTGGCTGAAGCGGTGAAGAAGAGGTATGCTTTGGTTAGAGAACCAAGAGCGATAATTCGTGCGTTGGCGACAATGGCGTATAGCCGAAGTAAGTATTTTGCTTCCTTTGGTCCAGAGGAAGTGGTATTGGCTTAAAAAAAAAAAAAAAGATTTTAGTTTGTTTGTTTGACTTT